ATCATCTTAAGCTGATTTACCGGTTTAATAGCTTTGTGTAAGTAACCAATTATTACATTGCGGTCTAGATCTAAAAGACCAGAAGGACAGAATGCAATAGCATCTGTCTCAATTTTTATACCCGATTGATTACCATTAGTAGGACCAACACCGGGTGTATAATTTAAACCTTTTTCGTTGTAAATAAAGAATTCTACAATCTCTTTTACAACATCCACACCAGAATCATTAAGGCGTTCTTTTTTAACTTCTCTGACCTTGCGAATTTTTCTAGGGTCTATATAGCGAAGTTCTTGTATACCCAATTTTGGTTTAGACTGGTTTATAACTTTTTGATAGTATACTCTACCATCTACATACCAACGTCTAAAAATATCGTGTGCTTTGTCTTTAAAGTCCAGAAGAGATAAGACCTCGTCGAACTCATCTCTTATGGCCTTTTTAATCCTATCTGGTTGATCAAGATCATCTAAGTTAATAGAAACAGGTGCCTCGCTGTCTACTGCAGCGATAGCATCTGAAACTATTTCTTCGATGGCGTTGTCACAATCTGGGTACTTAGAAATCTCACGATAACGGGAGATCAGCTCAGATTCATTCCGAGCTGAAGCATCTATATCAACAAACGTACCGTAATAGCCCCCGGCTTGTACGGTACTTGCTCCGTCTTCGGAAACCGGAGTTATAAAAGATTGTCTTTTTAACTCCGGTTGCTTATCTTCACGCCCAATTGTAAAACCAAATAAATTAATCGCCATAATATACTTTTTAAGCCTTATACCCTACCGTTAAAAATACTACCGAAGTTGACGATGCTACCGAGCGGGTTGCTAGAAGTTGTAAAATGCTGGTACGTGAATGTCACTGTGAACTGTGAAATCTGGTCGTTAGCACCAAAGTCTAGAGCAACGGGTGAAAGATCGACTGGGAAAGCATTTACCAGTTTATAAGTCTTAAGTATATTACCATTACGGTCTAATTGCAATACGTCTAGGTCGCGCTGGTACTCGGAAGGCTGAAGTCTACCGAACTTGGCAGCGTTGTCTTCCATACCGCCCATCCACTGTTCAATAGCATTGCGAATGGACATTTCTGCATCGTTAAGAACAGTAATAGTGTAAGGTGCAAAAATACGATCACCGGCAAACTTTACCTCCCGGCCTCGGTACTGAACAATTGCCGGGTTAACAGTCTGACCCGGCAATTCAGCAATGTTAACTAAGAACGGTGCACGTGCTACCGCAATAGATTGTGCGCTAACGTAAGTTGGGAACGATAATTGAACCGCAAACTGGTTAGGGCGAGCACCACCGTTAGTTAGAGCTGATTTAAAGCGCTCTACGTTAAATGTTGTCATTTATTCTCTCCCTTATCCTATTAAGCGCCAACTTCTTCAAACGAGATACCGGTGCGGGTCGCGATGAAGTTAAGTTGAATGAAGTTGATTGAGCGAGCAGGTTTGACAAAGATGTCTGCAACAAACTCGTTACGATCAATAACCTCACCGGTGTTGTTAGACTCATCGCACACTACCTTAAAGTCGGTAATACCACGACGACCCTGAACATCTCTTAAGAACGGTTCAACTAGGTTGCGGAACTGAGCACGTGTAAATGCATCGTTAAATTCAAACAGTTGATATTTAGCAGCTGTTGCAATTGCTTTTTCAAGCACGATGAATAGACGGCGAACGTTAATTCTATCAAATGCCGATGGCTTGGATAGAAGAGTCTTATCGCCATATAATACAGTGCCTAGACCAGGGAACGATACAACAGGGTTAACACCTTTTTTATATAACGTGTCACGATCGGTCTTAGAAGGTGAGAATGCTAGTTTAACCACGTTCTTAATTTGACCACGGTTGAAACCGGCTGGTGAGAACCAAGGATCAGCTGTAAAGTCTGTTCTAACTGCTGTACCAGCTGTATCCCCGTTCAGCGGAATCCAACGATATACATCATTATATCGATCGTATTGATACTTCCATCCAGAATCTAGAACGGCGTATGAGCTTGATGGAAGTGATTCGCGGAAAGCCACAACGTCTGTTGCTTCATCACCTACGTTATCCAAAACATCTGAGAGTTCAGGAGAAGCAAATACCACGCAGTCCTTGCGAATTTCTGCTACAGAGTTAATAGCATAAGTAACTACGGTTGAAGATGCAGCGCCTAATGGTAGTAAGGAGATGTCAAACTTCTCATCGTTAGCAAGAATAGAAAGAGCTGAGGTAATATTACTATCGGTAGGAGCATCAGCTGATACACCACCAGCTAATGTAACGGTTACGTTAGCTGTTAGGTTTGCAAAGGTTATACCCTTGGCTGCTGAGCCCCAGTTAGAACCTGCCGCTGTATGATCACCCCACCACAGATACTTGGAAGCGTTATTAATAACGTCTTTATAGTATGCTGAAGAACCATCCGCTCTCTTTGCATCCACGGCTTTAGAAACAAATGCAAATTTTTCTAATACTGTACCTGCTGTCCCTGTCCATAGACCGTCATTATCAATAACGATAATGTGCATCTCGTCGTGTGCGCCGCTTAGACCGGTAGTATAATCTGATGTGTTAGGTGCTGCGTCAAACTGACCAGCGTAAGCCCAACCAGAATAAACATTACCGTCTGCCATAGAAACTTTAATAGAGTTTCCAAGTGTACCAGGATACTTAGCAGCAAATTCACCGAATGTACCTGAACCATCAGCGTATGTTAATAGATAATTATCTTCGTTTGTAATTAATTCGGCGTTAGCAGATATTACTGCTGCATTTTTTGCTGTAGCCTTATTCACAACGCGGATTACTTGTAAATTGTTTCCGTATGATAGGAAGTTTGCAGCAGTAAAAAATGATTTGAAAACGGTATCGTTAGGTTTACCAAATCTCTCTACCAGCTGATTTTCCGAATCAACTGTAACAACCTGGTCTACAGGTCCCCATTGGAAGACGCCAGCAAAGCCGCCGGCTGTAGTAGCAACGGCAGGAACGACCGATGTTAGGTCTCTCTCTGTTACCACCACGCCTGGTGAAAGCTGAAATGCCATCTTATTCTCCTTATAATGTTATTCGTGCATAACAAAAATCTCTACTTCTATATTTATAAATACGAGATTTTGTAGTTACCACGACCTATCTTTTATAAAATCTTGTATATTACCCTGATATTTGTCCGTTAACCAGAGATCACCTCCAACCACTTCTGGTAAAAGCTCTTCTGGGGTACCATCATTAACAAATCCAAATGGTGTTAGCTCTTCTTCAATATTAATCATTTGTTGTTTGAACAGAGCTTCTCGATTATTTGCATTCATCAGATCTTTAAATAAAGGATCGTTGGTTGCCCATGCAAATAATACCAATGTCATAGTTAAGTCATCATTATAACCCTCATCTGCTTCAAACGACCCGTTGTGTTCGATGAAGGTTGAAAATTCTGAAATTATATCTTTATCAAAAACTAGTAACTTGTTATTTTCTACAAGTGTCTTTAAAGATGCGCATCCAATTCTTTTTATTTGTTTGGTAGTTCTAACTCCCAAATGTGCGTTTTTTCCAGAACCAGAAAGATATTGACCATATCGAGAATCACTTCCAACCCAGATCATATTTTCATACTCTAAATCGTTGTGAATTATGTCTGCAATTTGTTGACCAATATCATTAATTTCTACTAAAATAAAAGCATTATTATAATCTTTTGCTACTTTATGTATAATGTTTGGGTAAAGTAGTGGCGAGATTTTATTGTCTCTATATTTAGCAACTACAGAAAATGGATATTCTGTTGTGTCTACGACTGTAAATGCAGAGTAGTCACCGCCTACCCCTCTAGAAGTATCTACTGTAATGAAGTATGCTTTCTTGCGATCGGGTTCTTCTAATATATCCAAACTATCTTTGGTATGAACCGGGGGCTTGGGTGATAGCCTTGCAATAGTATCGGCGTTAATTAAAGTATTAGATGAGCCAAGAAACGTGCATAACACTTCTTGGTTAAACTTTATCTCACCTAGAAGAGCTTTTTGTTCAGCCGCCCAGTTTGCGTCACGTTTAGGATGCTCATGGTATTCAACACGTAAGGGTTTAAAGCCATTAGAACCGGTTTCTGCATCATTCCAAAACTTCCAGAAATGATTGTAACCTAGAGGGGTAGAGGTTAGGATAATTTTTGTAGTTTCACCAGCTGAAACAACTGGATAAACAGATGTAAAAAACGCTTCGGCTATATTGTTAGGAATAATAGCTGCTTCATCAACATACAATAAGTTAACGGACTTACCACGAATACCGGCTGAGGAGGTTGCAGCTGTAAACACTGAAGAGCCGTTTTCTAAATCAACATCGCCTTTATTCCAAGTCTTAATACCTTGCTGCATCCATAAAGGTACATTTTCATACATTAACTGATAACGAGAAAGAATTTCCATTGCCGCATCAGATTTATGTGCTAGAATAGCTACCTGTTTATTATTATTAAACAACGTGTACCAAAGGATATAAGCCGCTACCGTTTGAGATTTACCCATCTGTCTAGGCTGCATACTAATAACTCGTCGGTTATCTTGAAGAGTATTAATAAATTTTTCCTGATATTGATAAAGTTCAAACGGTATCAATTGTTCACTATCTAGTGAAATAATTTTACAATAAGTTTTTATAAAATAAATTGGATCATCTTTACACTTTAAGATCTCTTTAATTTGGTCAATAGTATATTCAATCTCAAACCCTATTTGTTTGAGAGAACGATTACCGTTATAAGAATTTTTATTTTGTGTCAATTGTTTTAGCTCTTTCAGATGCTATCATCTTCATTAAATCAGAAGTAGAGCCAGCAAATACTATATTGTTTAGTGTTTTTATATTCTGCTGACCGTCAGATCTCTCTCCATCCACTTCTTTCTTTTGCTTGTGAAGTGTCATTAGATCTTTGGCCATTTCTGCCTGAGTTTTTATAAGTTGACCTGCTACCTCATAAGCTCTTGCACTTTCAGAATTGCGAGCAAGATCAACTAAATCACTTAAGACCGCTTCATTCTTATGAATAAGATTGCGCATTGTATTACGTGCAAGATCAAAATCGTCTTCCTTTCGCTCTACACTATCAACAGTTGGGACAGGCAATAAGTCCTCTTTTTTAATTTCCTTAATAGGCTCTATGTTAAAAAGCTTGTTCAGATTTTCATCCATCTTCATTAAAAGTCCTCAAACGATTCAACAAAATCTATATTATCCCCTGGTAAAGCTGTATCAGGGTCTACAGTGACGTTGTATTGTTGTATGCGCTGGGTGAGTTCTTGATCGTTAAATGTATTAGCAATGGATGTACGAATAATATCTTGTTTGTTTATAGGTCCAAAGAAGTTAAGTTTAAGTGTAAAGCTTAGAGTCCAAATAATTGCTCGACGACTTCTAAAATCACCTTCATAATCATCTTCATAATTTATACTATTTAGTAAAATAGGAAGGTCGTTCTTTATGTTTAGAGCAGGAATAGCGTTAATAGAAAGGTTGAAATCAGGGTTAAAATATGGTAAAATTTGTTCTATAATTTGTAAGCCGTCATCTTGATTTTTGGTATAGGCATATAAATTTACATCTGTGTTATAGGGCGATGGTGCGTATTGAGCGTTAAGTGTTGTAGTTGTATTATTAACTGCTCTGTTTTGCTGTACCAGGCTTACCCGTCTATTTGGATCATATTGTATACCGATTAGCTCAAAACCCATTCTAGGAATAATGGTTTGAAATTTTTCTTCAGGAAGATTGGGCTCGGCTGAAATTCGAGCTAGAAATTTTTGTCTTGGTGCATATGACAGAGGTACTTTGAGTGTCTGTACGACCTCGCCGTTAGCGTTTTTTCTATCTATATGAATATTATTAAAAAGATTACCAAATGCTACAATAGACTTACGTATTGTACCCCAGTAGAATTTTTGATTAAGCATTTATTTCTCCAAATGGATTACGCTCAGAGAAATCAAGTATATCAATTTCACCGCGGAATGTTTCGTTTTGCGCTGTTGGGTCGATAGTGCTTAAGTTAAATTCTTCTGATATAAGTTTTGATGGTGTGTGGTATTCTAACAAGAATCCGTTTCCATTTTCCATTTGTATTTCATATGAACCAATGTCAATAGCTTCGGTGTTTGCTCCTGAGTCAATTTCTGTAATGCCTGTCTCAAAACGCTCTGAGGAGAACTGCATTAGCTCACTTTCAAGCTTATAAACGTAAAGTTTACCCACTTGGAAGAATGGATCTCTGGTTTCTACTCTTCTTATTTCAAAATAAGATTTTGTTAGAGGGAAGTACAATACATCCCCTTCAGCAGGTCTCGCAGCAAGAACAGCATTACCAGTCTTACTAACCTCTTCATCCCATCTTCTTCTTGCAACAATAAATGTTGCGGTATCTCTAATTTCAACACCAAATTTTGTTAGCAGATCCCCTTCACCCTCGAACCCCATGGTGTTACTTAAATACATCTCCAATGGGTATGCATGCTCATATTTGTTAAGCGGGTCTTCGGTTAAAATGTTGTCCTCATTAATGCTTGCACGAGGAATATAATATACATCAAAACCGTATATCTTTAAACATTCTATAATAATGTCTTCCATAAGCAGCTGTTCGGACGATCGCCCGCCAGGAACTCCAGATTGAAAATAAAAATTGGTCGCCATTGGTAAACTGCTTATTGATTAGCTATTGCTTTGATGTTAAAATCCATATGTGGGCAGTTGAGAGTATATCACCCTATAAAAAAATCGACTGGTTCTTGGTATGTACTCTGAACCTCATCTTTTAGAGCTTGTATCTCTTCGGTTGCTTCATCAAAGATCTTTTGACCGTTTAAGGTAACACCACCAGGTAATTGCACTCCTTCAAATTTCTTTAGGTTTGTACCCCATTGCTGCTTAATTAGAGCAGTAGCATACTTCTTTAGCCATACATCGTTGTATACATCGGTAAAAGTATTAGGATCAAGAGCTCTCATAGCTTCAACAATAATATATTCACCGATTTGTACATCATCTTCCCAGTTCATATCAATATAAACACGGTTTTGATGTCTGTTAAAACGTACAGGTTTTATACCAACTAATAGATCTTGAATAAGTTGTAGCTGGGTCTTAACCTGAGTGTAGTAGATAATATCGGTGGATTGAATAGAATACAAATCATTTAATAATATCTGATATCTTACATCAAATAGATCTATACCACGCGTGGTAGATGAGAATGGTAAAATTCTAGATACACTAATTACAGCATCTGATAAGGTTATGTAGCGATTATCATAATTACCTAGCGTAATTGAGCTTAGGGTAGCAGTTGTTGAGCCTGTGATAGTTTCACCTGCAGTAAAAGAACCTGTCACCTTATAAACATACATTCGGTTGGCAGATATATTACCATAAACTACTGCCGTTGCACCAGAAGAAGCGCCTGTAATTATCGTTCCATTTAGAAAAGACGCTGCATTAACTCCGGTTATTTGAATTGTCGAAGCAGTAATTTGCTCTTTAAGATAAACTTTTTCTACTGCGTCAAAGTGAAAATCGCGATAGTAAGAAAATGCTTCGTCTATTCGGTCTTCAATTTGATCATCGTCCACGTTTATTTCAAGAACGGGGTGCCCTAGCTTGCGCAAGCAATAATCAATTAACTCTTGTCTGGTTGAAGGATTAGCCATTTAATTTCTCAATCTGTTGTTTAAGAGTATTTATTTGGTCTTGTTGCTCTTTTATTGCTTCTATAAGCACACCTATAAGGTTGGTGTATCGTATACCTAGGTAACCTAATTCATCGGTATTTACAATTTCTGGTATAATTTTTTGTACTTCTTGAGCAATTAAACCAACTGCTTTTTGTTCACTTTCTTTCCAAGTAAATGTAACGCCTCTAAGTTGAGTAATTTTTTCTAGAGCGTTATCAATCGTTTTAATTTCCTTCTTAAGTCTTTTATCAGAAGAAGAATTGTAATCAGTTGTTGTAAGGAGACCGGAAGACGGGTTAAAGGTAAATTTAGTACTAGAAACTTGATCGGCTACCGCCCCTGATGTACCGTTTACAAAAACAGGAAATCTGGTACCGTTAGTTGACGTATCATCTGATACACTTATAAAGTTTGCAATATTCGCAGTAAGGTTTGCAGCTGTCCCGGTGGCATTTGTAAGAACAATCGCAGAAGGTGTACCTAGGTTAGGTGTAACTAATGTTGGTGAAGTTGCGAATACTAGGTTACCCGACCCTGTCCCATCACTTATAATACTTGCTAATTGTGCTGAGGTAGTAGATGCAAATACCGATAAATTGTTTGCCTTTAATGCATAAGGAGATAAATCAGTTGCAATAATATTAATTACACCGGTTGAGTTATCATACGACCCTCCACCTGTTACACTAAATAGGGATCTTATATTGGCATTATCAACACTTAATGCTACTCTAGCGCTTGTTACCGTATTACCACCGGTTCCACCGTAATCTATTCCAAGGTATTCGCCTACCTGAAATTCTGCTAAACCTACTGGATCATTTTGTTCGTCATAGACTGTTCTTATAGGAATTTTAGTTGTCATTTTTATCTCAGAAAGTAAATAAGGTTATAGAAGTCTCTGTTAAAGGACTACCATTGGTAAGGGTAAAAGCTTTAAAAACATATAAGTCTGGATTAGCAGAAAAAACAAAAGTATTGGCTGCTGTATTCAATCCAGAAGTTTGTGTATGTAATGGAACTAAACGCTGAACGGTACCAGCCTCACTTAAGGTAGCAATTTCTTTTTGTAGGTTGCTGACCTCTAGTTTTGAACCAGAAGGTAAAATAGCACCTGTAGCTGAAATCTGAATCTGCCCTGTGCCGTCAGATTTGATTAATGCGCCGCCAAGGTCAATAGTATTATTAGCTAGATATAGGGTTTTCCATCTGTATGATGGTGAACCTAAGTTATACTGGCTGTCAACTGACGGGATAATATTTCCGCCAATAGATTGAAAGTAAGATTCAGATATAGATGCTGATATTAAGCCGTTAGAATCTATATTAATACCAGAACCATCAGTAAACGCTGCTACTGCTCTTGCGTTAGTAAAATATAAGTTTGTACCTTCAGCAATATTTGATGTGGTTCCTGCGCCAATGACAATAACGCTACCCGAACCATTTTTGGTAAAGATTATCTGATCAGCTAAATTTATTACCGGTTCGCCGACCGATAAATTAGCCGCATCAGGTATTCTTCCTGAGATGGATGATCTTTTTAATTGAACAATGTTTGCCATGTGGCATCAACCTTTTGCTATATAGCACAAACTAAGTATTTACTTAGTAACTTTATCTTTTTGCAATTTTTCTAATTGCTCCTGTAGTTGATTATTTAGTTCAACAACAAGTTGTAGTTGAGATTCAAGAATTAAAACTTGAGCCTGAATCTCGTTTAATTTTTTATTAGTTTTTTCCATTACTAAATTCATAAACTTTACTTGATCTATTTCAACAGCCATTATATCTCCAATTGGGGGCACTAGGCCCCCTGTATTTAATTAGTATGTTCCACCATCGATGCCACTAAACACAGGAACACCGGAGTTATTTAATTGCAGTACTTGACCAGCGGAACCAGTAGCCACCGCGACCGCAGATGTACCTTGACCATACAACACACCATTGGTAGTAAGGGTTGTCGCACCTGTACCACCGTCAGCTACACCGATTGCTGAAGCAAGACCTGAAACGGTTCCACCGGTTAAATTAGCAACTAAAGTAGCTACAGTAAAATTAGCAGTGTTTATTACATTGGTTATAGGGTCAGTTGTTAAATCAACAAATAGCTTAAACTTACCTGAGTCAGAAGCATCTCTAAACAGACCGGCGAATTTTTCACCGCCACTAGTATAGGATCCGAAGAAACCAATATCTAAAGAGTCAGCCGGGTTAGCATTTCCAAACTTAACTAATGGATCTTTAACGGTTACCGTGGCAGTGTTAACTGTTAGGGCAGTACCATTAACGACAAGATCACCGGAAACGGTAAGATTTTCACCGATGGTAACATTATTAGGAAGACCAATAGTGATCGAACCTGTAGACCCGGATACTTGGATTTGGTTTGCAGTACCGGTTAGTTGGGTAACACCCGAGTTTGTAATTGTTGGTGTTGTACTTTCATTCCCTAAACCAGTTATAGTTATACCAGTACCAGCAATTAAGTTTGCAACATAAGCACCAGAAGTACCAGAACCTAGAACAACATCTGTGGTAAGAGCAGAAGCTGGAATTGCAATAGATACGTTTGAAGCTGCAGTTAATCTACCCTGTGCATCAACTGTAAAAACAGTTGTCTTATCCGCACCACCGTATGTAGATGGGGTAACTGTGGTGTTATCAAGATTTATTGTTACAGTATCAGAGCTGCTGGTAACCGATGTTAATCCTGTACCTCCAGCAATTGTTAATGTATCCCCGCCGTTAACAGTCTCATTAGATCCGGAATCGGCAGCTAAAGTAAACGAAGTAGATACAGAAGCGTTAGCTGCTGATGTTATTCTACCTTGCGCATCAACAGTAAAAACGGGTATATTGGTTGTACCGCCGTAGGTGCTAGCGGAGACACCGGTGTTGGCTAGTGCGATAGAAGGTGTTGCAGTCTCTCCACCTTGCCCGGTAACACTAATACCAGTTCCGGCTAATACGTTAGCTACATAATCACCGGTAGTATCGGTACCTAGCGCTATACTATTTGCATTAATAGAAACAGAAATATCAGCATTACCCGTACCATTAAATTCTGCAGTTCCAGTAGCATCCCCGGTAAGATTAATGTATCTAGTTGTTTCTAATCTAGTAGCTGTGTTGGCTCTACCATATAAGTCAGCGGTAACTATACCAGCAGAAAAATTGCCTGATGCATCTCTCTTAACAATCTTATTAGCAGTATTACTCGAGGTAGCACCATCAACTTCGTCAGTATAGTACTTACCACCTATAGTATGAATTACATTACCACTGGTATTATCAACTTCAATATATAACTTAGCACCAGCTCCATTATTGGATTGGTCATAAGAATATGCTAATTCACCTTGTGCTAAATCACTTAGCTGTGGTGCAGAAACGTTTGCTGAACGTTTAATTTGAATTATTGTTGCCATAGAGGGCTCCTATTTTTTTAATATGTTCCACCATCAACCGCAGCAACCGCAGATGTAATCGCTTGTGCTACCCATTTATTTGTATCTGAATCATAAACTAAAGTATATCCATCTTGCAAATCTGAAGTAACAACATTACTCAATGACTGTAAAGTTCCTCCAGTAGATTTTTTAACTGTAAAAGCTGTTGAACCACTGCTTTGAGCTATGGTAACCGAAGGCCTTGAAAACTGAGTTACGGTAATTGCCATTATTTTGTTGCCTCCGGATAAACAGTTACTATTCCTTCAACTATTCTTTCCACCGCACCACCCGGTGCCTGCAATTCAATATCATACACATATCGACCATCTTTTAATGCTGAGGTCTGTGTTGAAGTAAGGCTAATATTAACTTCACCGTCTAAGGGTGAGGTAACGATAGCAGTAAATGCCGTATTAGCAGTTGTGTAATACGATCTACGCATTTGTGATCTGGCTTGATAGTTGGTTAAATCTCTAGCCGTACCAGTATCATCGTTTACAGTAAATGTAACCGAATATGTCGTACCTTGATCGATAGAAAGATTGGTAACCGTAGCCATATTTTCTCCTTACCACCTATATTTATAAGACTAAATATCTAGTGGATTAAATATGAGTTACATCTTATAATTAAAAAAAAATTATGGAGATTTTATGGGACGATTTTCAGTTGAAACGAGCTTAAAGAACCCGCACCAAAACAACATCCCCGGAATACCAGGAGGGCAGCCTGGATTTCCTTCAGACTGGCCTTCTGTT